AAGACGTGAAAAAATACTCATTATAACACGAATCCTCAACCAGAGGTGACTACATTCGGCAGGTTCACCGCTCTCCCTAAATAGGGAGCTCCCTCTTCCTTTACGCACGCAACGAATATTACAGTAGACTAACACACAAGATCATAACATAAAGGGGGTTATTTGGTTTAGCAGTATTTATACCACCGTGACGTCACCCGACGCCACATCAAAAATAAAAACACAAGAAGCCAACGTTCGTTGACTAACAACAAATTTACTATACTTGGAATGGCCAATAGACCATTTACAAACTCAACATAAAACTTCAAAACAACGCACGTTACGCTTAAAACACTAACATTTTTAGGTTTTTCACATACATAACACATATTAACAAGTAAATTAAGACCAAATAACAAATAAACAAATAAAATTTGACAAAAGCGACATAAAAATCCTACATCATAACTCATGTAACAAAAAACATCAAACCAATAACAGCTCTGAGGCGTGAAGGTGGTAGTCGTGGGAAGTGAGGGATATGAATCGTAGAAGGACTCTAACTCGCACTCGCCCGACTGAAGTCGTGCTCGCTTGGACGCATCTTTGTATGCATTAACATAGAAGTTGAAGTCTTTCTTCACATAATCAATACCATATTTCTTGCACAGACGCTCTATACGATCTGTCTCAACACGGAATCTTTCTTCACCATGCCACGCCCATTCGTATGAGGCACTGACACAACAAGCAGCCAGAGTGGCTTTCGGCGTCATCACATCTCCACTACGTGTCCACATTAGACTTTTGTAGATTGAGGAGGGATCTAATGGACATACACGTCCACCAAATTGAGCATTGAATACCCATTTCCGTTTAAGGAATGATCCTTCATCTAGATGGATATATGGTTTACTTTCAGCAGTCTTGTCGGCCATGGTGTATGTCACACCAAAGCAAGCCATTCCGGCAGAAATGGACGAGTGATTAAACCACTCACATCCATCAGCTACTGTCAGTCCATTATCATCACCGTAGGTAATCAAACGCACTTTATCCTCGAACTCTCGACAAATCTTAGTGTATTCATCTATCCGCTCTGTGTATGAGAGATGTTCACATTCCGCAAAAGCAGGATGTAACATGATCCAAGCGTAACGCATATAGATCGTGTTTACAATCCCATTAAGAATAACGGTAAGTGCAACTCCAGTAGGATTTTTGCCCAAGAATTGGACTAGATCCCCGTGAAAATTACACATGAAATATATGACATCAGCCTTCAAACAACAAATGTAACGAATATGTCTCGAACTAGCACCTACATCCTTATGGAAATCGATGATCAAGTCAAAGGCAGCACAAAAAGCGGAAGTGATAAATGTCGCATCATATGACGAATAATCGCCGAAAATCGAATTCTTCCCTTCACTCATTGTAGCGAGATAATTGTAGATGTCTTCCCATTCACTTGTTTGGGCCTCAACTCCTGGTGCTTGCTCAAAAATAAACTTATTCATTTGCACCACTCGGATAAACGACAGAAGCAACATTCGCGT